CGGCGACGCTGGGCGGCAGCGTCAGGGGCGTTACCGACCTGTCGGGCATCGGCCGGCACCTGTCGACGGCGACCACCACGATCCTACGTCGTGCCGGGATGATCGAGTTTCCTGCAGCCGCAGGCTTCGTCGGCCTCGCCACGGCGACGGGGCAGACCGGAAGTGCCACTGGCTGGACGGCCTGCGTGGCGGTCAAGGCCGGGACGCCACTTGTCGCAGGCCAGTGGATGGATTCCGACTTGTCTGGCGCGCAGTGCGGCCAGAACCTGTACGCCGACAGCAACTGTCAGTGCATTCCGATGGCCCCTGCGGGGGTACCTGTAGCCTCGGGCTATAGCACCCAGAGCATTGCGAATGGACAGAAGTACGTGCAAACAGGGATATGCACGCTCACGTCGTCCGTGGTTCGTGTCAACAAGGCATTCGGGGCTCAGACGACTCGCGCGTCCAGCGTTCCTGCAAACAACGCCAACGGTCGGATCGGCCTCGGTTCTGGCTGGATCGGTACCGGCACGCAGAACCAGCGGTCCTGTAACAACGCCTCTAGCATGATCTGCGCCCTGATGATCAACCGAGTGCTGACACCAACCGAGATTGACAACCTCGAGAACTACTTCAGCGCGAAAGCTGGGCTGTAGTCATGCTCAACCATCAGCTGCTCCAGTTCAACGTCGACGGGCGCGTCATGTGCTCGCTGAATCAGGCGCCGACCGACTTCAACGGCGGCACGCCCATGAAGGACGGGCTGCTCTGCGTAGGCGACGTGCCCCCGGTTGACTACCTCGGCGGCTGGAGCTTCGATGGAACTGGATGCGCCTGCGCCATTCAGGGCTTGAATCCAGTCAACGGCCCCCTGACCTCTGATGGTCGGCTTGCAATCTCGGTCGCAGCCACGCCGATCGCATGGTACTGGTGCGGTCTGCCATTCCTTGCCGATGGTCGGCTCGCAGTCTCGTTTGGCGTGGTTCCCCCGCCGCTCGAGTTCGCTTTCTCCAACGCCTTCAACGACGGGTTTGACAGCCCGAACGCACCATGAGCCGCAAAACCATGACGGCGCTGAAAGCGCAGGCCGATTCCACCATCGAGGACAACATCACGGGGGCCATTTCGGCTGCCGATGTCCGGAACATGATCAAGGACCTCATCGACACGCTGACGCCGGGGTTCGGTGCTGTCGGTCGGGCCACCCAAACGCTCGTGACTCTAGGTCCGGCAGCTCAGGTCGTCACGTACGACACGGCTATGGCCATCACACCCGACTTCACCCCCAATCTCGCGCTCGGCACGGTCACGCGCAACGCGCTCGGCTTGCCCACCGTCAACACTCGGGTGACGTTCTACGCTGGCGTCGAGGCTCCCGCTGGCAGCGAGGTTCTGTTCACCCTCTTTCGGGACGGCGTTAGCGTCCCCGGCGGCTTCACAGTCAGCTGCCAAGGCAACGGGAACCCTGTTCAGGGCTCGTTCGAAATCATCAATGCCAATCCCCTCGCAGGCGATCCAGTCTACAAGGTGATGGCTGCCAAGATCAGCGGAGCGGCGTCCAATGTCATTCTGACTGACGTTAGGTTCATTCTCGAGGTAGTTCCCACAATCGGTCCATAGGAGTAGGCGATGCCCACAGCAGAGTATGAAGAGAAGGTTTTCGCGGAAGACGCGCAGTACGAGGACGACAAGCGTCTCTTCGTTCAGTTCTTCACGGAGGCGGTCGAAGACAAGTTCGCCTCCAAAGAGCAGGGGCGTCCCATCTTCCGCGAGGTTGCGTGCGTTCGCATCATGACGCCGGGGTCCCGCGACGTCACGGTGAACAAGGCGAACGACTCGTACAAGCGGCGATTCCCCCGCCAATGGGCTCGCTACGAGCAGCAGCTGGAGCAGGTCCAGGACGGCACGCCCCTCGAACAGGTGCCGTGGCTCACGGTGGGCGTCATCGCCGAGCTGAAGGCGGTCAACTGCCACACGATCGAGCATCTGGCCGGCATGGGCGACGCTCAGCTGAGCAAGATGATGGGGATGCTGGGCTTCCGCCAAAAGGCTCAGGCGTGGCTCCAGGCAGCGACCGAGGCCGTCCCCTTCACGAAGATGCGGGCCGAGCTGGAGGAGCGTGACAACACGATCGAAGTCCTCAAGCAGCAGGTCGCAGCGCTGATGGCGGCGAATGCCGAGGCCGCTCAGCAAAAGGCGCTGATCCCGGCAAGGAGATAAGACCATGATGTACTGGCCCGCGTTGTCTCTTCTGCAACAAGTCGCTGCGGAGCTCGGCTTGCCGGCACCGACGACGCTGGTCGGTACTACGGACGTTCAAATCGGTCAGCTCACCGCCCTGATGAACTCGTCTGGCAACGAGCTGATGACCTACTACACATGGGAGCAGTTCATCAAGGAGTGGGCGTGGTCGACGGTCGACGGGCAAGGCGACTACGCGCTCCCCGCCGACTGGCTCTACTTCACTGACCAGACGCAGTGGGATCGCACGAACCACTGGCCTCTGCTGGGGCCGAAGTCTCCGCAGGAGTGGGCGTGGCTCAAGGGAGGTCTGCTCGCAGCCGCCCCCAAGATGCGCTATCGCGTCTACCAGGACAAGTTCTGGCTCTGGCCCGTTCCCGGAGCCACCCCGTTCGACATGGCGATGGAGTACGTCTCCAAGAACTGGGTGGTCACGTCCACGCCGGCCCCCGACACGCCTTCGGACATGGTCGTGGCTGACGGTGACGTGGTCATGTACCATCCGTGGCTGTTCATGAAGTTCCTCAAGCTGAAGTTCTACGAGCTGAAGGGCTTCGACACTTCGCCGGCGCTGGCGGACTTCATGCGTCTATTCACGTCCATGACCGGCAAGAGCAAGGGAGCGCCGAAGCTGTCGCTGGCGCCCCTGTTCCCACCGCTGTTCATCGGTCCGTGGTCGATTCCGGATGGTTCTTGGGACACAGGCACGACGGGTCCGTAAATGGCAATGACGGCCAAGATCAGCACGGTTCCCTCGCCTACGGGGGGAATCAACGCCTACGACAACTTGGCGTCGATGCCCCCGACGGACGCGATCCGGATGAACAACTTGGTCCCGCAGCCGTACGGATGTACCGTTCGCAAGGGCTACCAAGCTCATGCCACTGGGATGCCGGGGCCGGTCGAGTCGCTGTCCAGCTGGGTGTCCCACGCCGGTGCCGAGAAGTTCTTCGCTTTTTCGGGCGGCGGTTTCTACGACATCACGACGGTTGGCCCAGTCGGCGCGCCACTGCTGACCGGCCTCCTTTCCGACTTTTGGCAGGGCATCGGCTTCGCCAACGGTGCCGGACCTCACACGCTGCTGTTCAATGGAGCAGATGACCCCATCTGGTACAGCAACGCCGGAGTGCAGCGACTGACGGTTGGCGATGGAATCACCGTTGGAACGTGGACTGGAGTGCCCCCACAGGACATCATTCAAGCCACTGTCCATCAGCGCCGCATCTGGGGTGTTCAGGTCAACACGACACTGGGATGGTATCTCCCCGCCGACACGGTCTATGGCGACGCCGAGTCCTTCGACTTCGGGCCGCAGTTCAAGAGGGGCGGCTACCTCGCTATCCTGGCGACATGGACGGTCGACCCCGGCCAAGGGACCAACGACTACCTCGTGGCGGTCTCGTCCAACGGCGAGGCGGCTGTCTACGCCGGTATCGACGTAACGGATCCTACCGACTGGCACCTCGTCGGGGTGTATTTCATCGGCCAGCCCCCGAGGGGTCGCCGGTTCTTCTGCAACGTCGCTGGGGACCTGTACATCCTGACGCTCACCGGCGTGGTGTCCATGGCGACGGTGGTCACGTCCACGCAGGTGAACGTTTCGGCGAACAACACCTATTCTAAGAAGATTGCCTTCCTGCTGAGCGATCTTCTTACTACGCTTCAGGACCTGGAAGGCTGGGAGATCGACTTCTTTCCGGGCGAGAACTTCCTGTTCATCAACGTGCCGACGGTGTTCTCGGGCGGCAATGGTCAGCTCGTGGCGAATCACATCACGACGGCGTGGTGTACCTTCAGCGGCATGGACGCTCGTTGCTGGAACCGAGCGGGGAACACCCCGTACTTCGGTGATGCAGACGGCAATGTCCAGCGCGGCCTTCACGGCGACAAGGACGGGGTTGCCGTGGACGGTGGGGGCGGCACGAACATCCTGTCCAGCGTTCAGCAGGCGTACTCGGACTTCGGAGGGCCAACTGCCCAGAAGCAGGTCGGCCTGTATCGTCTCACGTTCCTCGGTGCGAGGCCCGTGGGCTACGCTACGGGCATCACGTACGACTACTCGCAGGTCGGCCCACCGAGCGCCACGGGCTCAGGCATCCCCGGAGCGACGGCGCACTGGGACGAGGGGCTGTGGGACGTTGGGTACTGGTCCGGCGGCCTCGCAGTGCAGCGTGACTGGCGTTCAGCACAGGGTATGGGGACAATCGTGTCCATTTCAGCGAGCTTGTCCACTGAGGCTGAGGCCACTTGGGTGAGTACCGACTACACACTACGACTTGGAGGTCCGCTATGAAGAACCAACCGATGCCCGCTCCGGGCACCCCTCAAGGCATGCCTCCGGGTCGCCCCGGTATGCCTCCGGGCATGGGGGTTCCTCCGGGGATGCCTCCGTCGCAGCCGTCGGTGATGTCCCGGCCGCAGATGCTTCCGCCGCAGGGAACATCTCCGGAGATGATGCCGCCTCAAGCGCCCCCGCAAATGGACCCGGAGAAGCTCCGTGCCCTGATGATGGCGCAACAGCTCCGGTCTGGGCAGTGATCGAATGTGGCCGTCGGGAGGAACTGATCAGCTGGCTCTGCGAGCGGATCGGATACAATCCCACGGCCACGATGCAAGCTATAGGAAGGTGTGCTAAAGACGGGACTATAAGGGGAGTTGTCGGTTACGACCACTGGACAGTGTCCTCCGTAGATATGCATTGGGCGGGCACTGATGGGTTTCTTAACCGAGAGCTTCTCTATGCAATGTTCGCGTATCCGTTCAAGCAGCTCAAGTGTAAAGTCGCTGTAGCCTACATTGAGGAAGAAAACTGGTACGCTGACAAGGTAGCGAGACATTTAGGGTTCAAGTATCTGTGCACTATCCCAGACGGGGCGGCGTCCGGGAACATGCTGGTTCTAACGATGCACGCGCATCAATGTAAGTGGTGGAGGAAGCATCATGGGCGGTTTGCTAGTCAAGAAGATGATGAAAAAGGACAGCCCGGCTCCTCCGCCGGCGCCGGACTACAAACAGCTCGCGCTGGACCAACATCAGCTGGACGTGGAATCTGCGGACCGGGCAGCGGCGTCGAACCGCCCCAATCAGTACACGACCGAGGGCTCCCAGACCTGGAAGATGGACCCCGCAACGGGTCAGTGGACGAGCACCGTCGCGCTTTCTCCGGAGAATCAGGCGCTGTACGACGCGCAGATGAAGCAGAAGTCGGTACTTTCTGACGCCGCAGGCGGGAAACTTCAGGGAGCAATCGACGCCACGTCCACTCCGTTCGATACGAGCAAGTTCCAGGATGTTCGTGACTTCGACCTGAGCAAGGTCCACGACTTCGGGGCCGACCTTGACCCCAACGCGGACCAGATGACGAAGTTCGACACTTCGGGGCTGGACGCCTACGGGAATGTGGACTACAGCAAGCTCAAGGATATGCCGGACGCCGGCTTCGGGGCCGTCGAGAGTGTCCGGGACGCCATGCTGGCTCGTACCCGCCCCGACTTGGATCAGCAGCGCGCCAAGGAGATTCAGCGACTCAAGGCACAGGGGTTCAACGAGAACGATAGGGGCATGAAGGACACCTATCAGCGCCTGGACCGTAAGGACGTTGATGCCGAGAATCAGGCTCTTCTGGGGGCAACGACCGCCTACGGCGACATCTTTCGTCGGGGCATGGATGTGCGCCAGCAGGGCGCGAAGGAGATGTTGGATGAAGCGAACTTCCGCAATCAGCGTCGTGGGCAAGAAGCAACCGAAGCCATCACCGGCGCCGGCTTCAACAACGACATCCTTTCCAAAGACTTCGACCAAAGGAACCTCGCCTCAGCCTACGCGAACAACCTTCGCGGCCAACAAATCAACGAACAAGGGTTGATGCGTTCGTCCGACATGGACAACCGGGCACGCGAGATTCGCGAAGGGCTGATGGAGCGCTCACTGCCGATGCAGGAGTACCAACAGC